GAAAGATGTCCCCACGACCAGCATTCCAGAAGTCGCGTTTCCAAATCGGTGAGATGTAACCGGTCCCCATAACCATCGCGTATTGGAGCGCTTGGCGAATGCGACGATCAGCGAACGTGTTGTGCCACCAGGAGTTGACAAGTTTATTGAGAACGACAGAGTGCGAGTCGTACAGCTTATTGTCATTTTTGTATCCCCACATCGGGCGGAGATTGGAGAGCGTCGAGACGATCTCGCGCACGTTCCGCTTCGCGCGGTTGATGCGGAGACCACTGAGTGTGCGCGCCTGGCGGGAGTCAGATGGCGAGACACCTGCGATCACGTCTAAGGCGCGGTCCATGTCCATGAAGGCGCGCTGAGTCTTCAGGAATTGTTCGCCTTCGCCGATCGCTTCGCGGAGCCAGCCGAGTTTGCGGTCGGAGGTAGTGAGATCGCCTTGCGCGGTGTAGGCCGGGGGGCAACGCCAATCGCTATCGCGTCCGAGGGCCACTAGGCGTGCCTCGATTTCCAGTCCGTACGCGCGTCGCGGTGGACTTCGCGGTTTGAGCGATCGTTCGCGAATACGTCGATGTGGAAGTTCGCGGAGCCGGGACCAGGACGGCGCTTCGAGTTGACGTACTCTCTCATTTTCTCCGCGAACTCGCGCCCCTTAGGAGAGAACCGTTCCTTCGCACGGTCGAGCTGGGCACGATACTCGCTGCGCTTCGCTTCGCGCTGGGCCTGCTCGACATGATGCTGCTGCCGGATGGCGGCGTCCTCACGGGAGTTAACTTCGCGAGTGATTCGGTCAGCCTCGCGCAGAGTGCGGATCTCGACTTTCGCATATCCTGGACGGACCGGCGCATCCACCGAAGCCGGGAATGAATACGAACCATCGGGGGCTTGATGGACCACAATGGGATCGAAGTGTTGAGCAGCTTGGGCATAGATGGAACCGTGGGGACAATAGGGGTAGTCGCCGATCTGCAGCTCTACCCCGCATTGAGAGCAAGCTACCATCGCGCAGGAATGCCGGGGGTCTCGACGCCCTTGTTCTGCAAGGGGCCAACGACGCCGGTCAGCTTCACGTTGGGCACCACTTCGAACGGGATCACGAGGGGCGCGACGGCGTTGCCGTAGATGTCAGTGCCCTTAACGGTGACCGCGAACGGACCCATGGGGCCACGCGGAACTACTGCGACGTGGGTTGCGTCGATGGCCACAGCGTAGGCGGCTTCGTGGTTGTCCACGTCGACCGATAGCGCCGTCACCAACACTCCAGGTGCGCTGGGTGCAGGAGCAGGCGGCGTTGCAGGCTCGGGCTCGGGAGTCGTTGGGGTTGCAGGCGTGGCGCTGTTCGCTACTGCCACAAGCGCCTGAATGTCCACGACAGTGTACTGCCGCGGAGAAAGATAAGTCGTTTGCATTGGTGCGGTCACCTCTGGCTGCTCATTATACTCTGCGGGAGCAGCGGGCGATGCAGCAGATTGCTCAGTTGATCCTTCACGTTGCCATTTGTGTTTCATCTTCTCACCTCGTACGTCGATAGACCAGCGCGCATACGGGACTTGTACACACGCCGAAACAACAATTTGTACCACGCCCAACGGCGCAGGCCGCACCATTCACCGAAGATACGTTGGCGCAGGTACCACCAGACAAACTTGTTCATCGCTTCGCGCCGGATCATGCAGTGCCACCGTGACGGCGAGCCAACTCCAATATCGAAAGAGTCATTCAGGAAGCAAAAAACGTTCATCACTGACATACGATCCTTGCCGTATGGCGTCAACGAATCGCTGTGAACTTCGCGTTCCCGCCAACACTTACCTTTGTCGTCCACATACAACGCGCGGTGATCGAGTGGCACCATATCGTTGCCACACCACTTCTCTGACAGCAAGTGGTATACCCAGTTCTCCAGCGAGAAATTGCGCAATCTCACCCATCGACCACGCCATCCATCTGGCATCACGCAGGCTTGCTGCTCATCGCTCATAGATCGTACTCTCCTGTGTAGTCGAACCGTTCTTCCGGTTGCGGCTTAATATTCAGCATGTGCGCGATTGGCGACTCAGGGTCGGGGTGTTGGAGATAGCTCGCCATGGGGGAGTCCTCGTGGATGTCGGAGCCTTGGTAGCCAGGCGAGTAGGTGGCGAACTCCTGCTGCTTGCCGATCCTCTGACGGACGTCCGATAGCCCGCGCATTCCGGTGTGAATCTCGGTGTCGTAGAGGGATAGTAACACGAAGCCGAGCGACATGATCCGATCGTCGTGGCCACCGTACGCAGCCTTGGTGTCCTGCGCGTCCCAGTCGCGTTCCCAGTCTTCCATCTCCTCGACGAACCACGGGGAGTTGATATCGATCCAGCCGTCGCGCAGGGCTTTGGTGACCCAGTCGACGAGCATGCTTCTGAACCAATAGACCGTCACGATCCCCATCTTGTGGGCTTTGTGCTTCTCCACCTTGCGGGAGTCGTAGCGGACCCATGGGTGGAAGTTCACCCAGCCACGCTTTCGCAACTCGTTCTGGACTACTTCGCCGTTTCCTTTGCACTCGATCGCAGCACGGGGTTGTCTTCGCAAACCTTCGTGATAGGTTGAGAAGTAGGTGCCGACTGCCATGGCCATGGGCCAAAGGTCGAAGGCATTTGTGTAGTCATATGCGTACTCAGCCACTTGCGCATCGTTTCTCCAACTGTCACCTTTCCGCATGAATTCAAGGACGGATCGATCCTGACCAAGTCCGTCCGAAGTATCGCAGCCGTATCCGTAGGTAGCAGTGTCATCGCGAGGCTCCCAAATGTAGAGTTTGCCGAGGCCGTCGTCGGAGGAGTAGCCCTCCCACTTTACGGGTTGGAGCGTGTAGATGAGCGGAGCAGCCGTGCCCCACGCGGCCTTGATTTCGATGGGGGACACATTGCGATCCCACCTCGGTTCAGGAACACGAAGCCGATCGGGTATGTCATCCCCGAGGATCGTATACACACCAAAGGGATTCTTCGCTGTCGAGGAATTATGATACGCAATAATTGTGTCAGCGTCGAACACACTGAGATTGGTCGATTGGAACGCTTCGATGTCATCGGCGGGCATCTCCTGAAAGAACTTGTTCAGCTCCTGCTTGGCGCGGTGCTCGTCGTACTCCACCTCGTAGAACCACATCTGCTCGCGCGGCATCCGCCAGGAGTCGCCGAGGAAGCGTCGTAGGAGTGCGTTTGCGCGGACGTAGTTGTTGGCACGCTCGGCGTGGGCCACGACGTTCGGTGCCGGGGACCAGTCTAGGGGTATTGGACGCGCACGCAGCCAGGTTTCGGAAGGGTAAAGGTCGGTGCCTACGAACCACGGCAGAAAGATGGGGCGGAGGCGTGATCGGCCATGCGACCAGTTCTCCTTGGCGTGCTGCCAGGAACGGTGCCACCAATTGCGGCGCCCCATCGCAGTTGATTCGAGGACCAGGAACATCCACGGAGAATCGTGCATCGCGCGCAGGAGGGAGGCGTCGACCAGATCCTCGGCGTGTTCGTAATCGGATAGCTCAGATAGGTGCGCTACGGTGGGGGTAGTGCCGCGCGCGATCCCGGTGAACTGCGAGCCGTGCTGGATCGAGATTGCGGAGTCCTGATGGGGGAATTCGAGTAGCTCGCCCACGATGCGGCGGTCAGCGACCTGGAGGTACCAAGGCTGCTCGTCGTAGGCCAGCTCCATCATCCCCGCCATTTTGGTGGACTTGTCGGGGTCGGAGGACGCGACTACGGCGTTCACGTGGGAGTAGTAGAGCGCGCGATGGAGCACGCGAAGTTCGGTATCAGTCGAGACGCCAAGCTGGCGGGCCTTGAGATCGATTGATGCGTTCGCGACGCGCTTCAGCTCGTTCTCCGCGTAGATCGTGTGGAGGATACGTTGGGCGACGTTCGGCGAGTAGATGACCAAGGTTCCTTCGAAGGAGCGGATCTTGGCGTAGCGCGTCGCCCAGTAGAGAAAGTCGAAGCGGCAGAGGAGGCGCTCGTTGCGCACCCATTGGCGCTCGTCGGGTTTGAGAGGGCGGGTGAGCTTGCCCGAGTTCACGTCACGGAGGGATTTGAAGTGAATGACGGCGGCGGAGACTTCGGCGACTGACTTGTACTCCAGTTCAAAGTCCAGGCGAGGCGAGCCGTCAGGTTTGCGCGCAGCTTGGGCGTGATCGATCGAGGCTCGGATTATTGAGGGGTGGTAGATCTCAACACCTTAGGCATACGAACGTTCCTCACCACAGTAACGCACGATTTCATCCAATCCACGAACGCCTCGTCAGCATGGATGGCGCGTGCGATTAATATGACGGCGTCAGGAGGCACATACTTGTACTCGACAATGTTCACTGCCTTTAGGTCTTCGGACATTGGATCATCTCCTCGATAGCTCGCTTGATCGCCTCAACGTCCCACTTGAGCGGATCGCGATTGCGGTAGTAACGCACGTGGGGGCCGTACCACTCATCGGTGAGTGATTCACGCCCCCATTTCCAGTCACTGTTACAGGGGAGCAGGATCAGGGTAGGGATGCCGCAGAGGGCGGAGAGGTGTGCGACGGCGGTGTCAACGGTGACTACCAAGTCTAGCTCACGAATGACACGCTCTGTGTAAATCCACGATGCATTTCCTGGCAGCACACCAAAGTGCTCACACGGTGACTTTCCGGGAACTAGCGACACTGCATTACCGGTATTGACCGCGAAGTTAAGCAATCCCGCAATTTGCTCCGCATCAGCATCATCCAGCGACCTAATCTTCCGTAGCAACCCGGTCTCCTCCGCACGCCAGCAAAAGCCGACGCGATGTGGAGGGCGTCGCACGTGCTTCAGCGGCTCATAGCCAAAAGCATCGGGCGGCAGATCGTTCATCGACCGCATCCCAGCGATCGCAGGCAGGCTCATCCACGAGGTCGTGTAGGCGATGCCTTCCGGCGAGATCCCTTCTTCTTTCGGAACGACACAATCGACACCAAGTGCCCTCCAATTCGTCCAGTCAAGCAGACATTTCCAGATCATCAGCGTGACCTTCGTAGCCCCGTTCTGCTTGATGAGGGGGAGCCATCGCGAGTAGAGGAAAGCGTCGCCGTAGCCGCCTTCGCAGACCACGAGCACATGACCAGGCGCGAGTGTAGGGAACCAGGGCTGCGTGTTCGGGAGTGGGAACCAGGACCATTCGAGACGCCCGAGTTCCCACAGTGGCCACGCTTCGGCGAAGCGGCGCTCGCGGAGGAGGGCTTGCGCGTAGCCGAGGGCGATCTGCTTGTTCGGCTGGCCCAATCTCCAGGCGCGTGTGTACAGATTGATCGCCGTGTCGAAGTTACCCATGTCAGTTTCGACGTTGGCCCAATTGAACCAGGCGACAGGAGACTTCCCAT